GCAGGTTCGTGGTGATCGGGTGGTGGTGAATCCGGCGAAGGATGCCGGGTTGATGCGCCCGTTCATGGCGTCGAATCCTGACGTGGAGTTCGTTGAGTTGCGCGGGTTGGACCGTCTCGGGGTGGCGGGAGTGTTGCGGTCGTCGGGTTTCTACATCGACTTCGGTCGGCATCCTGGGCGGGACCGTCCGCCTCGTGAGGCGGCGTTCGCTGGGTGTGTGGTGTTGTCGGTGTTGAACGGGTCGGCCAGATTGTCGGAGGACATGCCGATTGGTGACGAGTTCAAGTTTGATTCGTTGTCGGATGCGAACCGCAAGTTTGAGTCGGTTCGTGAGGATTGGGCTGATGCTTCGGATTGGCAGGCTCCATACCGTCGGCAGATTGCCAGGCAGCGATACATCTTCACCAGTGAGGTTCATGCGTTGTTGGAATCGCTGGGTTGAACGAAGAGTAGGATTGACCCGTCATGGCGACGAACGGCTATTGCACGGTCAACGAACTCAAATCCGCGTTGCGTATTAGTGTCGGTGATACCGTCGATGACACGCTGCTTGATAACTGTGTCGGTGCCGCATCCCGGCTGATTGACGGGTATTGCAACCGACAGTTCTGGGCTGCGGCTTCGGCGACACCTCGCGTGTTCCAAGCGAACAACGAATACGTCTGCGACGTCGATGACTTTTACACCACGACAGGTTTCGTCTTGAAGACCTCCTCGTTCGCCGACGGCAACTTCGATACCACGTGGGCATCCACCGACGTGCAGCTCGAACCGTTGAACGGCGTGCTCGATGGGCTCACTTGGTCATACGACAAGTTGCGTGCAATCGGCAACTACCTTTTCCCGACGGTGAACGCTAACTATGGCGAGCAGGCGTTGGTCCAGGTGACCGCATTGTGGGGTTGGGCGACCGTGCCGGACCCGATCAAGCAGGCGTGCATCATCCAGTCGTCGCGCATCTTCAAGCGGTACGATTCGCCGCTCGGCGTCGCCGGGTTCGGCGACCTTGGTGCTATCCGTGTGTCTCGATTCCTCGACCCTGACATGGCTCAGCTCGTCGAGCCGTATCGACGCATGCGGATGTTCGCCTGATGCCAGCCACAATCAGCCAAGTCAAAGATGGGTTGAAGACCGCCATCAACACCGTCTCAGGTTTGCGTGCGTTCGACTATCAGCCCGACCAGGTGAACCCGCCGTTCGCATGGCCGACGCTCGACACCATCACCTACCACCAGACCGGCATGGCCAGCGGTGGTGTGGTCATGAACTTCACCGTCACGCTCATAGTCAACCGGGCATCGGAACGAACCGCCCAAGACCAACTCGACCAATACATGTCGTGGGATGGAGCCAAGTCGCTGCGTGCCGCCATCGAAGCAGACCGCACGCTCGGCGGTGTGTGCGACGACCTGATCGTCACCAACGCCGAGAACCTGACGAACATCGACGCCAACGACACCCTGTATTTGGCGGTTGATTTCAAGGTCACGGTGTACGCTTAGAACATGGCGAAATACCTCGTCTCTGGACCATTCCCTGTGAGCGGCGTTCAGCCGGGCGGACATGTGGACGGAAGCGGAATAGACGATGTAGAGTTGTTGATTGCGGCAGGCATTCTCACGCCAGTCGAAGAATCCAAGAAAACCTCAAAGGCCGATAAGGCAGGAGACAAATAGTCATGGCAAAGCTGGTCCTCAAAGACGCGAACATCTCGTTCAACGGAACCGACATCTCAGCGAACGTCGCGTCGGTGACGCTGTCGACCACCGCTGCCGAAGTGTCCACCACCGCATTCGGAGCCACCGCCCAGACCCGCGTCTCGGGTCTCATCGACAACTCGGTGACGTTCAGCATCCACAACGACTACAACGCCATCGACGGAATCTTCTTCCCGCTCGTCGGCTCGACCGCAGTCACCTGCGTCATCAAGCCGAACGGAACTGCTGCCGCTTCGTCGGCGAACCCGTCGTACACCTTCTCGGTTCTCGTGACCGAGTGGACTCCGGTCAACGGTGCGGTCGGCGAACTCGCCACCGCCGACGTGACGTTCCCAATCTCGGGCGCAATCACCAAGGCCGTCGCCTGATCTAACCCAACAACACAAGGAGCTAGGCAATGAAACTCGGGTTGACCGTTCACGGCACCGACGGCAAGAAACGACTTGCAGTCGTAGCATTCGCAGACTTCGTCAAATACGAAGAAATCCACGACAAGTCGATGGCCAAGGTCGAAGCAGAGATGAAGGTGCGCGACCTCGCCTGGTTGGCGTGGCATTGCGAACGCCGCAACAAAGTCACCGCACTCGAGTTCGATGCGTGGCTGGACACCGTTGACGAGATTTCGGCGGCTTCCGGGGAGGACAAGATTGTCCCTTTGGAGAGCAGTCAGCCCACTGGCTGATCGCCTATCTGGCGGTCGAGACCGGCATCGCGCCGTCGGTGTTGCTGACTGAATCACCTCGAATGCTCTGGACGATGGTGGCGTATCTGCGTTGGCGTACCGTGAAGCAGAACCCGAACACGCCCTACAATCGGTGACATGCCCGACAACAGAATCACCATCGGTCGTGCCGGTGACGTCGGATTCGCCGCACCTGGTCTCATGGACTTTCTGCGCGAGGCCAGTCAAGCGTTGCCGGACTTCAACAAAGAGATGCGAATCGCAGCCCAAGAGGTTGCGCAGCACGTCGTAGATCGGGCCAAGGCGAACGCGGGGTCGCAACCCAAGCACGGTCAGCAGCGACCGGGTTCTTCGGGGTTGTCGCAGGCTCAGGCGGTGGTGAACGGTTTGCGTGCTAGACGTGACCGTATCCCGACCATCAAGCTCGACCACAAACGCGGGTTCGTTTCGGCTTCACGACCGAACCGCAAACGCAAGACCAAGGTGACGATGGGCGACGTGTTCTTCGGTGCCGAGTTCGGTGGCCGTCGCCGACCCACGACCATGCAGTTTCTTCGGCATCGTGGTCGGCAGGGCTACTTCTTCTGGCAGGCGGTTCGAGACAACAAGTCCTTCATCGCCGAAGAGTATTCGGCTGCCGTTGACCGCGTATTCAAGAGGCTTGCAGCAGGAGCCCGCTGACGGTAGGGTGACCATAGGAGGCCCGCCATGCCTACTGACATCAAGGCAGTCAAGTTTGACGACCTCAAGACCATCCACCCAAAGCAGTTCGCCATCTCGTGGCTCGGCCTTGAGGCGTCGCTCACCCACAGCATTGAGAACACCGACAAGACGAAACGCGACCTCTGGTCGCCGGTCGAGTATTACCACCTGTCAACGCGAGGGAATCGCAACGTCAAGAACGTGACGTGTCTCGTCGTCGACATGGACGGCGAATCATTCGACTACGCCAAGCTCGACGGGCTCGAGTATCTCGCCTACACGACATGGTCGCATCAGCCTGGTGACGAGCACTGGCACTTGGTTCTGCCGCTGGCCAAGCCCGTGCCAGGACACATGTGGAGTGAAGTGTGGGTGCAACTGCTTGAGCGCATCAACGTCGTCGGTGACCCGCAGACCAAGGACCCTGCCCGCATCTTCTATCGTCCGCAGCATCGCCCAGGTGTCGTGCCAGGGTTCAAGCGTCAGCATGGTGCACGACTCGATCCGGGTGACATCTCGGTGTTCTCTGGTCGGCGTTTCTATCCTTCGCCGCGCACGACGACATCGTCGTCGCGTCACCGCTATTGGGATGAGGCGTGGTGGAATGAGCCGCAGGATTTGTCACGATTCAACGGGATGACGACGCAGCAGATTGCGGTGAAGTTGCGTGCCGAGTTCGCCGACCTGAGAAAGAGCCTCTCGCACACTGAGTAGAATCGGCGGTCATGGCCGTCGAACGTTCGTTCCTTGTCAAGCTGCTGGCCGACCCGAAAGAACTGTTCAAGGCGTTCCAGCAGATTCAGGACAAAGCCAAAGACAGTCTGGGTGAGGCTGACAAAGAAGCCCTGAAACTGTCGGCTTCGTTCAACAAGATTGCGGTCGCCTCAACCGCCGCGTTCGCGGGTACGGCAGCTCTCATCAGTTCGGCGACGAAGGCCGCGATTGAAGATGAGGCTGAGCAGGCGCGTCTCGCCAAGACCTTGAGCGTCGTCGCCGGGGCGACGAAGGAAACGATTGCGCAGACCGAAGAGTTCATCGCCGCCCAGATGCGCTCGACCGTGTTCACGGATTCGGAGATGCGTCCGGCGCTCGAGGGTCTGGTTCGCAGCAGCGGCGACGTGGCGAAGGCACAGCAGCAACTCAAGTTGGCGATGGACATCTCCACGCAGACCGGGGTGCCGCTGGTGCAGGTATCCGAGGCGTTGGCCCGTGCGAACAATGACAACTTCAAGTCGTTGAAGGCGTTGTCTCCTGCGTTGGCGGACAACATCAAGGAAGGTCAGTCGCTAGACCAAATCTTCGCCGAGTTGACTCAGACGTTCGGTGGTGCGGCTGAGGCTGCCGGTCAGACGACCGCAGGTCAGATGCAAATCCTGTCGAACACGGTCGCCGAAACGAAAGAGGCGGTTGGTGCCGCGTTCATTCCTGTCCTTCAGGCGGTGCTCGGTCCTCTTCAGGCGTTCGCCGAGTTCGCTCAACGCAACTCGACGCTGATCGCAGGTCTCGCTGCCGCAGTGCTGACATTCACGGGAATCATGATGGGATTGTCGCTCGGCTTGAAAGCCGTCGCGCTGGCGGCCACGGTCGCGGAACTTGCCACAAAGAAGTTCGGCATCGCCATGTCCACGACAGGTGTGCTGGCAGTGGTCGCAGGATTCGTCGCACTCGTCGCCGTCTTGGTGACGTTGCGTATGAAGATGGCTGGCGTCAACGATGAACTTGATAGAACGAATCAGACGGCGTCTACGACCGCGCAATACTTCAACAACTTCAACGGCGTATCCAGCGTCGCCGGGCAGAGAGTGATTTTCCTCACGACTCAGGTAAAAGTCCTCAACTCTGCCCTCTCCACCAACGTCAACCTCATCGCTACGCAGGTGAACCGGTTGGAAGGGTTGGCCCGCTCCTACGGTGTGAGCACGTTCACGACCGGCAAGTTCAGCGACGCAACCAAGGGTGCTGGCGGTGCGGTGAAGGAAGCAATCAAACCCGCTCAGGAGTATGCGAAGGTGTTGAAGGCGGCGCAGGCTGCGTCGAGCAGTTTCGTTCAGTCGCAGCGTGCGGTTCGTGACAGTCGTATCGGTTTGGCTGACGCCGACGCCGCTCTCGCCGACGCCCAGGCAGCGTTGCAGAAAGCCCAGAAGGCGGGTTCACCGGCGGAGATTGCCGACGCCCAACGGGCCGTGGCTGCCGCCGAGCGTGGTGTGGCTCGCGCCAAGTTCAGTCAGGAAGAAGCAGTCATCGCGGTTCGTGACGCGGAACGCAAACTGGCGGAGATTCGCAAGGACAAAGAGTCCACGCCAGACGAGATTCGTCGTGCCGAAATCGACCTCGCTGAAGCCAAGTTCCGCGTCAAGGACGTCGAGGACGAGCAGATCACCGTTGCCAACAAACTCAATGAGGCTCGCCGCAACTTGCGTATCTCCACGCAAGGACTCATCGAAGGCGACAAAGAACTCGTACCGTTGCAGCAGGCAGTCGAGCAGGCCCAACGTCAGCAGCTCTCCGCATCCGAGGCGTACAAAGACGCGCTTGACAACGAGACCGAGGCAATCAACAACTACAAGGCTGCGCTCGACGAACTCGCAACGGCAATCATCCAGTTCCCACGTGTCGCAGCGAACCAAGGTTCACCCGGTCTCGTTCCGATCGTGCCAACCCCGACGGGCAGCACCGCTGCTGCGGCGGCCGCAACCGGTGGCGCATCGAACGTCACGGTGACGGTGAACTCGAGTGTCGTGAATCCGCAGCAGGTCGGGCAGGAAATCGCCGACTATCTGCGTGCCTACCATCTCGGCGGCGGCGACCAGCGCTACTACACGGCGGTCTAACCGATGGCAAAAACAGCCATCTGGGGACAAACCTACAAAGTCCTCCTCGACACCGGGCTACTCCAAAACGAGTTCCAACTCGACTCCTCCCAACTCAACGGCACCAACGTCCTCGACGGCACCGTCGACTTCGCCGACGTCACCGAATACGTGCTCTCCGCCAGCATCCGACGCGGCAGACCCGACCAACTCGCATCCATGCCCGTCGGCGTCGCCACCATCATCCTCGACGACCAGGCATCACAACGCGCCTTCGATCCATCCAACACCGCGTCACCCTACGTTGAATCCGGGTACGGCATCGCACCGATGCGCTACGCCCAAATCTACGGCGGCACCGCAGGAGACGAACCACTCTTCGTCGGCCGTGTCCGAGACCTCGACATCGACTACGAACAACCGAGGATTTCACGCGCCATCGTCAGCCTCGTCGACGACCTCGCCCAACTCGGCCGCACCAACCTCACCGCATTCAACCCATCCAGCCAGTTGACCTCCGCCCGCGTCTCAGCGATACTCGACCGGCCCGAGGTCGGCTACTCGACCGCGACACGCAGCATCGCCACCGGCAACTTCACCGTCGGCACCGTCGCCTACGACAACAACGACAACGTCAAATCCGCCATCGACGCAGTCGTGATCGCCGAAGATGGCCGATTCTTCATCAGTCGTGGCGGAACCGCAACATTCCAACCGACCGTCGATTTCACGTTCGGTACCGCAACCTTGAGTTTCGGAGACTCGGGCGGGACCGCCATCCCATACCAAGGACTCTCGGTCGGCTACGGAGTCGAAACCCTCTACAACAACATCCAGATCGGTGTGCAGGGTCTCGCCCTGGCGACCGCAGCCGACGCCACATCACAAGCCGAGTTCGGCATCCAGACATTGAGCCTCAACGACGTACCACTCGCCACCCTCGCAGCAGGCACCACACTCGCCCAAAACCTACGTGACAAATACAAAGACCCGGTGTTCCGTTTCAACGAAATCAGCGTCGTGCTGAACGGCTTGTCGGCGGCGAACGCCGAGGCGGTCTCCACGTTGGAGATTGGTGACTTGGTGTCGGTGACCAAGAGCTTCACCGTCGGCTCGCCAACGACGGTGCAAAAGACGATGTTCGTCGAGCAGATCACCC